ATCATGCGCACGGCTCTGCGGCAGAGGTACGAGACATGAGCGCCGACCATGCGTGACGTGAAGAACGCCGACGACCTGATTGCCCAGCTCACGGAGTGGGTGGACGAGGCCGAGATGGCGACGGCCGGCGCGCGCTCGCGCTCCGAGCGTGACCGCGATTACTACGACGGCAAGCAGTGGACGGACGAGGAGCTGGAGACGCTGGCGAAGCGCAACCAGCCGCCCATCACGTTCAACCGCATCAAGCGCAAGGTCGACTTCATGGTCGGCTTCGAGATCCAGCAGCGCACCGACCCCAAGGCGTTCCCGCGCAACCCGCAGGACGAGGGTGCGGCCGAAGCCGCCACCGACGCGCTGCGCTATGTCGCCGACAACAACGCCTTCCCCGGCCTGTCGTCGAGCGTGTGGGAAAACATGCTGATCGAGGGCGCCGGCGGCTGCGAGGTCGGCGTCCGCCGCAAGAAGAAGGGCGGCTTCGAGATCACGTTCACGCACATCCCCTGGGACCGGATGATCTGGGACCCGGCGTCGATGCGCCACGACTTCGCCGACGCCCGCTATCTCGGCACCGTCGTCTGGATGGACGCGGACCTGGCCAAGGCGAAGTGGCCGAAGGGCGCCGAAGCCATCGACGCGAGCCTCACGGACGAGGATTCGCTGTACGGCGACACCTGGGACGACAAGCCGCGGGAGACGGCGTGGGGCGACCGCGAGCATCGCCGCGTCAAGCTGGTGCAGATGTGCTTCCGCTGGATCGAAAAGGGCGAGGCGCGCTGGCACTGGTGCCTGTTCACCAAGGGCGGCAAGATCGCGGGCGGCATCAGCGACTACCTCGACGACGAGGGCGATCCCGAGTGCCCGCTGATCTTCGCGTCCGCCTACGTCGACCGCGACAACAACCGCTACGGCGTCGTCCGCGACATGGTGTCGCCGCAGGATGCCAGCAACAAGCACCGCTCGGTGATGCTCTACACGTCGATGATGCGCCAGATCATCATGGACGAGGGCGCGCTGGGCGAGGGCGGCGACGTGCGGAAGGTCAAGGCTGAGCTGGCCAAGCCCGACGGCGTGGTGACGCTCTCCGGCAGCGCGGCGCTGCGCTTCGAAGTGGTCAACGGCGCCGATCGGCTGATGGCGATGGCCAAGATGCTGGCCGAAGCCGACAGCGAGCTCGAGCAGCTCGGGCCGAACGCGGCGATGGTGGGGCAGGAAGCCGGCCAGGCGTCGGGCCGGGCCATCCTCGCCTCGCAGCAGGGCGGCGCGGTGGAGATGCTCAAGCTGCTGGACCGTCACCGGCAGTGGAAGATCCGCGTGTTCCGGGCCGCCTGGAACCGGGTGAAGCAGTTCTGGGACGAGGAGCGGTGGATTCGCGTCACCGATGACGAGAACAAGCCCAAGTTCGTCGGGCTGAACCGTGCCGTGACCATGGGCGAGGCGTTCCTGACCCAGCTCCAGCAGCAGGGCGCGACGCCGGAAGACGTGGAGATGATGCAGCAGCAGATCGCCAACGATCCGCGGGCGCGCATGGTCATCGGCCGCGAGAACAGCGTCGGCGAGATGGACATGGACATCATCGTCGAGGACGCGCCCGACACGATCACGATCCAGCACGAGCAGTTCGACCAGCTCGTGCGGCTGGCGGAAGCCGGTATCCCGATCCCGCCCGACATCCTGATCGAGATGATGCCGAACCTGCGCAACCGGAAGGCCATCCTCGACCGCATGTCGGGCATGAACGACCCGGCGCAGCAGGCGATGATGAAGGCCCAGCAGGAGCTTCAGATGCGCGGCGCGACGGCAGAGGTCGAGAAGACCGAGGCCGAGGCGTTCGCGACCAAGGCCAAGGGCATGGACAGCATCGCGAGCGCCGCCGAGCGTCGCGTGCGCTCCGGCCAGCAGAAGGAGATGGTGCGCCTCAACTGAGGGCGCACGAGAGAGATTGACGAAGGGCCGGTTCCCGCAAGGGGCCGGCCCTTTCGCATTGGCGTCGCCGGCCAAAGACGGGCGTGAGGGTGTCGCCGACCCATGAACGGGCGCAGCGGTGTCGCCGACCGTGACGGGCGCTGAAGGAGTGAGCATGGAAGGAGACCTGCAAGCCGTTCTCGAAGGCAAGGACGAGCCCGATACCGAAGCCGCTGCGGCGGCCCCGGAGAAGGGTGCGGACGAGCCGCCCGCCGCCACTGGCGAGCCGGGCAAGGGCGAGGCCGAAGGCGCCGACAAGGGCGCTGACGGCAAGGGTGCGTCGCCGGCACCCGAGGAGGACGACAAGATCGGCAAGGTCATCGCCGCCCAGCGGCGTGAGCTTGAGCGTAAGCACCAGGCCGAGATCGAGGAGCTGAAGCGGCAGTTCGCCGCGGACGCCTCGAAGAAGGCCGAAGAGGAAGCGGCCCCGGACCCGATCAAGGACCCCCAGGGCTACGACAGGCACGTCCAGAGCCGCATCGACGCGGCCGAGGCGCGTGTCCGGTTCTCGGTGAGCCGGAAGCTGGCGGATCGGACGCACACCCCCGAGGTGGTGACCGAAGCCGTCGGTGCGTTCGCCGAGGCCGTGCAGCGCGATCCCAGCCTGAAGGTCCGCCTCGGCAGCGAGGAAGACCCCTACGGCTGGGTGGTCGACTGGCACAAGGCGCAGAAGACCCTGGAGCAGATCGGCGACCCGGAGAAGTACCGGGAGCGTCTGCGGCAGGAGCTGCTCGCCGACCCCGCTTTCCTCGCCGAGGTGCAGAAGCGCATCTCCGACCCGTCCGGCAAGGACGACAAGCCCACTCCGCCGCCTCCACTGGCGACGGAGAACGGTGGCCGCCGGCCCAGCGCCGACGACACCAAGGACCCGTCGCTCGACGACATCCTCAAGAGCTGACGCGACCCCTGCGTGGGGCGGTCGGCTAGGAGATTCGAGCAATGTCCGACACCACCGCCGCATCGGCCCTGACCCCGAAGGTCTGGGACCGGCGCTTCTTCGCGGAGTACATCCGCACCAACCGCTTCAAGCCCTACATGGGCACGGGCTCCAACTCCATCTTCCAGATCAAGGAGGATCTGACGAAGGAGAAGGGCGACCGCATCGTCATCCCGCTGGTCACGAAGCTGACCGGCGCGGGCGTGACGGGCTCGACGGTCCTGGAGGGCAACGAGGAGTCGCTGTCGTCCTACGGCCACGAGATCATCGTCAACCCGCTGCGCCATGCCGTCGTGGTCGACGACTGGCAGAACCAGAAGTCGGCGATCGACCTCCGGCAGGCTGCCCGCGACCAGCTGATGAACTGGGCGCAGCAGAACCTCCGGGGCGGCTCCGGCGCCAATGCCGGCGTCGGCATCATCGAGGCCTTCGGCTCGATCCAGGCCGCGGCCGGCGGCGCCATCGTCAAGTACGCGGACGCCAGCGAGGCGAACAAGGACGCCTGGCTCGCGGCCAACGACGATCGCGTGCTGTTCGGCGCCGCGAAGTCGAACAACGCCAGCAACGACCACTCGGCCGCGCTGGCGCAGATCGACAACACCTCCGACAAGCTGACGCCGGGCATCGTGAGCCTGGCCAAGCGCATGGCGCAGGAGGCCGATCCGCACATCCGCCCGTTCCGGGTGCCGGAGATCGACCAGGAGTGGTTCGTCATGTTCTGCAACAGCAGGGCGTTCCGCGACCTCGCCAACAACTCGACGATGACCCAGGCCAACCGCGATGCGCTCGCCCGCGGCAAGGACAACCCCATCTTCAAGGGGGGCGACCTGATGTGGGATGGCGTCATCATCCGGGAGGTGCCGGAGATCGCGGTAATCTCGGGCGTCGGCGGCTCGTCCATCGACGTCGCGCCGAACTACCTGTGCGGTGCGCAGGCCATCGGCATCGGCTGGGCGCAGCGGACCAAGACGGTGACGCAGACCACGGACTACGAGTTCCGGAAGGGCGTCGCCGTCTCGGAGATCCGGGGCATCGACAAGATGTTCTTCAACGGCGTCCAGCACGGATGTGTCACCGTTTACACGGCCGGCGTGGCCGACAGCTGATCCACATGAGCGGGCGGGCTCCGGCCCGCCCCTCGCATCCATCGAGGAGAGAAGACGATGGCAACGGTAACTGCCGACGCCGCCCAGAGCTACGCCCGTGTCCCGGGCCATGGCATGGGCGGCAACCTCAAGGTGGCGACGGGGACGTACGAGATCGCGTCCGCGCTGTCCCAGAACGACATCATCCAGTTCTGCAAGGTCCCGGCCGGTGCGGTCGTGGTCGGCGGCTGGCTGATGGGCGACGACCTCGACACCGGAACGGAGGCCCTGGAGATCGACATCGGCTGGACCGATGACACCGATGGCTTCCTCAACTCCGGCGTCATCACGGGCGACGCCACGACCGACGTGAAGCCGGTCGCGGGCATCCTGTACCAGCTCCAGGGCGTGCTGCTCACGGCCGGGCCGAAGCTGTTCTCCAGCGAGACGACGCTGATCGGCACGGTGGTCGCGGCGGCGAATGCCGGCGGCACGGGCACCATCACGCTGACGGTGCTCTACTTCATCGACCCCGAGTTCGAGGTCTGATGACGGGCGGGGGGCTTCGGCCCCCCGTTTCCCCTCCCACAACCTGAGAGACGATCCCATGAAGTTCCGCTTCATCGGCGACCCGCGCCAGAACGGCGACGGCCCGCTCGCCATCCGCATGTACGGCCTCGTGTTCGTGAAGGACGGCGATCCCGTCGAGGTGAGCGATCCCGGCCAGGCTGCCAAGCTCGCCGGCAACGGGCATTTCGAGGCCCCGGCGCCGGCCGAGCCCGCCATGCCCGACCCGACGGGCGCCGACATGCGTGCCCGCCTGCTGACCCTCTCCAAGGACGACCTCGAGGCGCTCGCGCTCGAGCGCTACGGCGCCAACATCGACAAGCGCAAGAGCGTCGAGAAGCTCGTCGATCAGATCATGGACCTGGAGGCCGCCCGTGGCGATCACGAAGGCGACCCTTCGTAACCGGGTCCTCGCCTACATCACGGTGACGGGCGTCGCGGAGACGCCTTCGGCCGAGGACGCGACCTTCGTCGACGACGCCATCGAGGCGGCGAACGAGGAGCTCGTCACGGACGGCATCGCGACGTGGGCGACCTCTGCCATCCCCGATGACGTGGCCGATGCGATGAAGCAGTTCGTCGCCGGCCGCGTCCGCGGGGCGTTCGGCAAGGGCGACGGCACGGCCGAGAGCGAGGTCGCGAAGGTCCGCCTGCGGCGCCTGACGGCCGTGCAGGACAACTCCGGCGAGCCCACGCGGGCGACGTTCTTCTGATGCCCCGCGTCGACTTCGCCAAGACCTTCTACCAGGCGCGCTCGCTGCCGCACGCGGCGCAGCGGCTGGTGAACATGTTCCCGGAAGCCGGCCCCGCCGACGGCAAGGACCGGATCGTGCTCTACGGCTGCCCCGGCATGAAGACGTGGGGCTCGACCGGCACGGATCAGGCCCGCGGCGCCTGCATGATGGCGGGCACGCTCTACACCGTGTTCGGGTCCAAGCTCTACAGCGTCACGAGCGCGGGCGTGGCGACACAGGTGCCGGGCGTCCCCATCGACGGCTCCGGCCCCGTGTTCATGTCGACGAACGGGACGCAGATCGTCATCGTCACGGACCAGACCACGGGCTATGTCGCGACGACGGCCGCGGTCACGGAGATCGCCGACACCGACTTCCCGGGCGCAACCTCGGTCGGCTTCCTCGACGGCTACCACGTCTATACCCGGCCCGACAGCGACGCCTTCTTCGTGTCGAACCTCAACGCCGGGGCGACGATCAGCGCCGACGACTTCGCGTCCGCCGAGAGCGCGCCCGACAACCTCGTCACCGTCCTGATCGCCAACCGCAACGTGTGGCTGTTCGGGGAGGACACGACGGAGAACTGGTTCAACGTCGGCGGCAGCGGCTTCCCGTTCGCGCGCCGGTTCACGGTCGAGAAGGGCATCGCCGGCCGCCATGCCGCGGTGAAGGCGGACAACACGGCCTTCTGGCTCGGCAACGACCGCATCGTGTACCGGGCGGAGGGCCCGCGCCCGCTCCGGGTCTCGACGCACGCGATCGAGGAGGCCCTGCGCACGGCCACGGTCTCCGATGCCGAGGCATG